CCATTACACGAGCGCGATAAACTTCGCCTTTTTGAGTTGTGAACTATCTTATTTGCAGAAGTCTAACATTCAAAACTCTATCTTTCCATAATTTGCTATGATGTTCCCGAAAAAACCTCAAGGGCCGGAGGAAATGCAATTGATTAAGGATACCGTGAACAAGTTAAAAGGTAGCGAAAACGCTGGAAAAGCCGTAGCCTTTTTTTCAAATAATAAAGAGTCTCTTCCAGAATTAGTGAATGTACCGACTAATTCAAATGATGAATTGTTTAAGGGGGTTTCTGAACTAAATACAGAGCAGATTTGTTTCGCACATACAATAGATCCTATTCTTTTGGGAGTTAGAACTTCTGGCGCACTTGGTTCTGGTAGTGATATCAAACAAGCATATGTAATATTTGAAAAGAATACTATCATTCCTTTGCGTGAAACCATTACAGATATAATTAATGGACTTTTAAGAGTAGTTGGAATTAATGCACACGTTGAAATTACAAACTACCAAATTGTCAATGAAACAATTACAGCCGTTGAAGACGAAGGAAGCCAAGTTACTAACGCTTTAAACGCGATGAGTCCACTCGTAGCGACAAAGGTACTGGAATCAATGACTATTAATGAAATTAGAGCAATGGCGGCACTCGCACCAGTACCAGATGGTGATGTAGTTAAGTCGCAAATTGGTAACGTAACACCACCTATAGCATGATTTATTTTGTTACAGAAAATTTCCTAAAGATAAATACACCGATAACTAAAAATGTCGATGTTACAGATGTATATCCATATGTCAAACCTGCAAGTGACATGAGACTTCAAGCCATTTTAGGCTCGTATTTCTATAACTATTTGCTTACTCAATATAACGCACAGAATTTAACACCAGATGAAGAGACTTTGGTAGAGAAAATTCAGTTTGTTGTTGCCTGGAGGGCGGCAGAACAATCTGCTTTTGGACTTACCTATCAGTTAAAAAATAAAGGTATTCAAACACAGAGTGGAGATTACTCTTCAAGTGTTAGTCAAAATGAAACTGCTTTTGTCATGGATCATTATGGACAGATGGCATCATTCTACGAGAAGAGACTTACTAATTATTTGCTTGAATACAAATCTTTGTACCCACAATTCACGAGCGATTTGAACCGTGATTCAGATATTAAACCAGTAGGAGGTTGTGGAAATAGAGGAGACTATGATAATACAATGATGGTTATCTGATGGCAGACCAAGAGATAAATATAAAACTCAATGGGATTGCACAAATCCGTAGTGAGTTAAAAGCACTAAAGGGTGAGTTAGCAAATGCTACTGATCCAGCACAGATGGCAAAACTTGCTGAACAAGCAGGTGCATTGTCTGACCAGTTGAAAGATGCTAATGAACGCGAGGCAGTATTCGCCTCTGGTTCACGCTTTGAACAGACATCTAATGCATTCGGCTTAATGAAGTCGCAACTCATGGATATGGACTTCGAAGGTGCATCTGAATCTGCAAAATTGTTCGCAGGTAACCTTGGAAAAATTGACGGAAAAACTATATCAAGTTCTTTAAAAGGTTTAGGATCTACAATTGGCGCACAGATTTTAATCAATCCTATCTTCTTAATTGCCGCGGTTGTGGCTGGTATAGTTGCCGCACTTTATTCACTTGCAGATAGACTTGGATTCGTCACTAAATTCATTGACTTTTTAACTAAAGCATTTAAGCCACTCATTGACGCGGTGAAATGGTTCTTGGATTTAATGGGACTTACTTCCTTGCTGTAGATGAATCAATGGCTAAAACGACTGCGTCACTTGAGGAAGAAAAAGAAAAGCGTCAAGAGGTGTTGGGTCAAATGGACTACAAAATTGCGTTGCTTGAAGCCGAAGGTAAAAGTACACTTGCTTTGCGAATCGAACGCAATAAATATATGCAAGAGGAAATTGCCAACCAAGAAAAGTTGCTCAAGTTCATGGACAACAACTTCTTAAATCAGACAAAACTATACAAGGAAACGGTTACAGCAAACAAAAAAAAGGCGGAGGAAATTAAAATTGAGGAGGTAAAGTTAAACCAAGAAGTAATTAACGAAGGCAAAAAGGCGGCAGAAGCACAAAAGCAATTTTTAGCGGACAGACTTGCCGCGACTCGTTTGATTGAAGACCTTCGTGTTGGAATAATGCAAGACGGAATTGAGAAGGAACTTGAAGCGAATAGACTTAAATACGCTCGTCTACAAGAAGATACTTTAAAGAACGAAAAGTATAACGAGAAAGAACGTATTGCTTTAAATGAGTTGTATGTAAAGGAAGCAGAACAAACTGCCAAAGATATCAATAAGAAATATGTTGATGCCGAAGCAAAAAAGCAGGAAGAACTCGCGGCAAAACGAAAAGAAGAACAAGAGAAAGTAATAGCAGATGAGGATGCTTTATTTGCAATGCGCCAAGCGTTAACGCAAACCCAACAAGAAGCGGAAATTGCGCAGATAGTTGCAGACAGCGAGGCGAAACTTGCACTTGCTGGAATCACCGCACAAGACGAAGCGTTGATTGCTGAAGATACGGCAAAGAAAATTG